TTTTCAAGCAGAAGACGGCATACGAGATAGGAGTCCGTCTCGTGGGCTCGGACGAGGATCTGGCGAGGGTAGTGCAGTCGCGGGAGCGGGGCTTGCCGGCCAGAGGTGGGGCGCAGCTGGAGGGTCAGCCACAGGAATTTAGCCGTCTTGATCCGTTTACGCAGTCTGTTTTGCGCAGTAATAACCCGGCCACGCCTGTTTCTTTGCGTGCGGCGCCGATGAATGACCCGGTTCCTTTTACTTTTTCGACGATGCCCGGTGCTCGGGCGGTGTATGACGAGTCGTTGCGGGGGAAAAATACTTCGGGGTATGCAGTTCCTGAGTTGCGTCAAGGCGATGCGGGCCCGTTGACGAAGGATGTGATGTTTTTGAATCCGGGGGTGGACCCGGTACAGCAGTCACTTACGCGGGCGCATGAGGCGGAGCACTTGTTGGCCAAGCGTGGATTGGGGGATTCGGCTGCGATCAATGAAAAGTTTGATCAGTTGGTCAAGGATCCTGCGGCGCGGGGCAGGTTTGTGCGTGATGCGGCCAATCTCAATGAGTATTTGAGGAATACGTACGGCATCAACAGTGGGTATTTCAACCCGGAGATGCTGCAGTATCAGGGCAGGTTGGCGCCTAACTTGTTGTTTGAGCAATTTGCTACGTTGTCTGGGGTGGAACAATCGCGAAACACGGACCTGACGCAGGATCCGGTGTTGCGCAAGACGCTGTTTAAGGATCCCAGGGTTCGGGAGGCGTATAACGCGCTGACGGGGCTGCGACAAACGCGGCTGGATCCTAGGGATTTACCCCCATACACGCCAGTTAGGGAAAAACCCGAAGGTGTGTTGGAGTTTATTCGCCAAAAGATGGGGTTTGCTGAAGGCGGATCGGCGGGGTCGTATGACACGGAGCCCACGGCGGCGGAGTTGTTGGAGGCGAGTAAGCCTTCTTTTCGTATGCCGAGTTCTGGCAAGGGCCGGCCATATGGTGAGGTGAGCCGGGCGCTGGATTCTGGGCAGGGGCAGTTGGCGTTCTTGAAGGGAATGACCAACATGCCGCAAAATCTTGTGGGCGCTCCGGTGGATATCTCCAATCTTGCGTTGTCTGCGGTGGGAATGGGCAGCAAGGAGCCGGTGGGCGGAAGCGAATGGCTCAAACGCAAGACGCTGGAAGCGGGAATGGGGTATGCGCCGCCTGCGGATCCGACACTTCGCGGGTTTTATGGGGCGGGAGACATTACCAGTGGACTTGTGAATCCTGCAGTGCCTGTGCGCGGAGTGGCTAAGGCGGCCGGCAAGACGGGCGAAGCGGCAAGAATGTTGGCAGAGGATTTCCAACGCTACAACCAAGCGTTGGGCCCGGCGGGAGCCTCGTACGCAGTCAAGCCCAAGGGTGGGGAGTTCTTTTCAAAGAAGCCCGAGGACCGCGTTCCGGCAGAAGCAACCCCGAACTTGGATAGGTTTTTGGGCAGCTACCAAAAAGAATTGGGAAAATTATTAAGAACAGACCAATTTTTTAACATGGGCAACGAACAGAAAGAGGTCATACAACAGGTGCTGGGGCCCAAGGCAAGACGGTATTTCACAACGGTATTTGGAACCGCCGATGATCCGATCAGGGCACGCATGGCCAGTGGAGAGCTTCGTCCTTTGACAGATCTAGGAAGAGAGAACGTTCCAGATGAGCTTATACAATCTTTAAAAAGTGGAGACCGGCAAGCAAAAGAAGCGTTTGAGCGAGAGTATGACGCATCAACGTTTTTAGAAGGATTGGTGCTTAACAAAAAAGCAAAGGCTGCCGCGGAAAAAAGTGAAATGCAGAAAATGGCTGCCGAAGGCGTCCCTGAACAGTTCATGAACCCCTTTATTTCGTCGCTTAATGATGCTAATGCTATAAATTCACCCAATCATATTCTTTTAGCGGAAAGCACAAACGCTGGAAACATACCAGAACAGTTCCGCTTGGCACAACAAAAAAATGTCCCTGTTTATGATTTTTCTTCCAAAAGCGGGCCAAGTGGAGTAGTTTTTGATTTCTTGTCGCCCGAGTACTTGGTAGAGGGGCTGGCGTCGTTGCCTGCCAAAAAACTCAAAAACATGAGCTTTCCTGAAGCGGTGACGCAAGCAACTCAGGCCATGCAATTAAAAGTAAGATTTGATGAAACCATCAAATCAATGGGCAAAGGGAGAGCGTTCCCTAAAGAGTTTTTGTCCCAATGGATAGAACCGGTCAAGTCTTTTTCAGACTCAAAGTGGGTGCAGCTGACAGATCCAAAAGGAGCTGCGGTGGAAGGGGCACTGATGGGCCATTCGATTGGTGGGTATTACAACTACGCAAATTACAACTTGGGGGGCCCAGAGGCGTTCAATAATCAAAAAGCGCTTATATATTCGTTGCGTGATAAGGAAGGCTACCCTAGAGTGACGGTAGAGGTTGAGAATTCTCCAGAAGGGCTTATCATTCAGCAGATTCGGGGCAAGTACAACTCTGATCCTTCTTTTTATCGCCAAGAGATCTTTTCTCTTATGCAAAACCTTCGGTTTAATGATAAGCAGGTCACCAAAGCAAAGCCCACGTACTACACGGTAGATCATACGGGCGCCGGATTGAAGGAAGATTACACGGTCAATTGGGCGAATGAGTACAACCAGTGGCTACAGAACAGAAGAGACCCTAGTAAGCCCTTGAACAAGCCGCCTGACGAACCTGATACCGATTGGAATCAGGTCATTCTATAAGGAACCAGCATGCCAGTTGAAAAGAACATCACCGTAGATGAACTGCCTCAGGGGGACGTTGAAGTTGAAACCGAAGAGGCGCTTCCTGCGATCGACATTGAGTTCGATCCACAAACCGGCGAAGTTGTCATTGGCCTCGGGGAAGAAGAGGATGCCCAAGTGCCTTTTGACAGCAACTTGGCAGAGGTCATGGACCCCTCAGTCTTGCAGGGGATTTCCGCTGAGCTAATGGCTTTGTTTGATGCTGACAAAGCTTCTCGTAAACAATGGGAAGACATGTATGGCAAAGGGCTGAAGTTGTTGGGCTTTAGTTTTGAAGAGCGCACCAAGCCTTTCAAGGGCGCGTGCCCCGTGCAGCATCCCTTGTTGACGGAGTCTATTGTCCAATTCCAAGCGCAAGCGCTCAAGGAATTGATGCCGGCTGAGGGCCCGGTACGCACGCAAGTGTTGGGCAAAGAAACGCGAGAGAAGTTGATGCAGGCCGACCGCGTGCGAGACTTCATGAACTATCAAATCACCACGGTGATGGAGGAGTACACGCCCGACTTTGATCAGCTGCTGTTTTATGTAGGCTATGGTGGGTCAGCGTTTAAGAAGGTCTACTACGACGCCGACAAAGGCCGCATGACCAGTGCATTGGTGTTGCCCGACAACCTCTACATCCCGTACAACGGATCGAGTGTGATGAGCGAATGCCCGCGGATCACGCACCGTGTTCCGATGACGGTCAATGCTTATCGCCGGGCCGTGCTTCGAGGTCAGTACTTGGATGGCGCTGAGCCGCAGACCGTTGCTGAGACCAGCCAAAGCATCATCAAAAAGGAAGAAGATCGTACGCTGGGCATCCAGCCTACGGGTGGCGATGATGAGGAAATGGTGCTCCTGGAGTTCCAGATTGACTTAGATCTGCAAGGCTTTGAGCACAAGGACAAAAATGGGGAGGCCACAGGCATCAAGTTGCCGTACGTGGTCACAATTGACGAGATTTCCAACACGGTGGTGGGCATTCGCCGCAATTGGAAAGAAGGCGATGAGCTGTACAAGCGCAGCCAATACTACGTCCACTACCTGCTGGTTCAAGGCCCGGGCGCCTATGGCCTTGGGTTCTTGCATTTGGTTGGCGGGCTAAGCAAAACGGCATCTGCGGCGTTGCAGCAATTGATTGATGCCGGCACGCTGGCCAATCTTCCTGCGGGGTTTGTGGCCAAGGGTGCGCGGATTGCCAACGATGATATTCCTCTGCAGCCGGGTGAGTGGCGGGAGATGGATGCAGGCGGAGCAGAACTGCAATCTTCGATGTTGCCGTTGCCGTACAAGGAGCCAAGCCAGACGCTGTTTACCTTGCTTGGGTTCTGCGTAGATAGTGGTCGGCGGTTGTCGAGCATTACCGATATGCAGGTGGGCGACAGCAACCAGAATGCAGCAGTGGGGACGACGATTGCGTTGCTTGAAAAGGGCAGCGCGGTGATGTCTTCCATCCATAAGCGCTTGCACTACTCGCAAAAGCTGGAGTTTCAGCTGCTGGCCAAGGGTTTTGCAGAGTATTTGCCCCCCGAATACCCGTATGATGTGCCTGGGGAGTCGCGGGTTATCAAGGCAAAGGACTTTGATGACCGCATTGATGTGTTGCCGGTTTCTGACCCCAACATTTTTTCAGTGGCTCAGCGTATCACTATGGCGCAAACGCAGCTGCAATTGGCCCAAAGTGCTCCGCAGATGCACAACATGTATGAGGCCTATCGCCGCATGTATGAGGCAATTGGGGTGCGGGACATTGACCAGATCTTGAACACGCAAAATGTGGACAAGCCCAAGGACCCAGCAAGCGAAAACAGCCAAGTTTTGGATGGGTCTCCCTTGAAAGCATTTGCTGGACAGCAGCACGATGCGCACATCCTGACGCATTTGCTGTTTGGTATGTCACCCATGATGCAAAGCATGCCGCAAGTTGCGGTCAATTTGCAAAAACACGTCTTTGACCACATCCGATTGAAGGCGGAAGAGGCAGTAGAAGCGGAATTGTTTACGCAGTATGGAACGGACCCGGACCAATTGGTGTCCTCTTTACAGAGAGAAGCCATGGTTGCGATGAAAACTGCGCAATTCTTTCAAGAAGTCAAACAGTTACAGAGTCAGTTGACGGGGGATCAAACAGATCCGCTGGTGGAATTGAAGAAGCAAGAACTTCAACAAACCGCACAACGGGATCAACAGAAGACGGCACTGGATCAGGCACGCTTACAATTTGATCAACAACGTGAAGCGACTGACAAACAGTTTGATCAAGCTAAATTGGCGCTTCAGGCGCAGTCGATGGTGGCTAAAAATGCACAACAAGGAGCACAAAATGCCCAAAAACGGCAATAAAACCAAGGCCAAACCCGCTCCCGCGGGTCCAAAACCGGGCCCAAAGGTTCCAAAAAAGCCTGAAGTGACATACGTCTACCGAAAAGATGCGTTTAATAAGGTAAAACTTGCTTGAAACCCGTGCTAATATAGGCACAGCCTTCGGACAGGGGCCTATCTGTCTGCTTCATTGGAGAAATCCATGCTTGAGTTCATCGAAAACCTTCGCCATACAATTAAAAAGCTCCAAAACAGCACGGAGAATTTGATTATTGGTGGTGGTGTTCGCGATATGGAGCAGTACAGGTTCCTGATGGGCCGGTTAGAGGGCTATAAGTTCGTTCAAGAGGCAATTGATGATCTTTTGGACGGTAACGAAGACCTCAGCTAAAGGAATCAGCATGGAAATGACTGCGCTCCAGAAAAAGTGGGCCGAAAATGAAGCGGCTCACGAACCAGTTTTGGATGATGCTTACGACAGGGACGGGAGTCTGGATGTCGATAGGCTAAAAGAATCGGTTATTGACCGTATTCCCAGGCCAACGGGCTGGAGAATTGTGTTGTTGCCCTATCGGGGAGCTGAAAAAACCAAAGGCGGCATTGTTCTAGCTGATCAAACTCGCCAACGGGAGCAAGTTGCTACTGTTTGCGGATATGTTTTGTCGGTAGGAGACCTTGCATACAAAGATGAAGCCAAATTCCCTAATGGTGCGTGGTGCCAGAAGGGCGATTGGGTCATTTTTGGCCGCTATGCCGGAGCGCGAATCAATATTGACGGCGGAGAGGTGCGAATCCTCAACGACGACGAGATTTTGGCTCGAATCAGCGATCCCGAAGACATTCTTCACATGTGAGGTGACCAATGGCAACTACCGCAGCAGCAATGAATACTGAACAATTAGAATTTGATCTTGGAGAAGGGGAAAAACCCACCAGCGTGACGTTGGAAAGCCCCGTACCAGAAAATTCCGAGGCCCAGGAGACGATTTCTTCTCAATCGGAAGCACAAGAATCCAATTCGCAACGTGATGAGTTGGACGCCGTGAGCGAGGCGGTGCAAAAACGCATAGCAAAACTGACTGCCCGCATGCGGGAGTCGGAGCGCCGTGAACAGGCCGCGCTGGAGTATGCAAAAGGCCTGCAAAGCCAAGCGCAGCTGCTTCAGCAGCAATTAGCCCACACTGACTACAGCCGGCTCAATGAAACCAAGAGCCGATTGGATACTCAACAGGCTACTTTGCGAGCAATTATTAAAAAAGCTCGGGAAGAAGGCGATATTGACACGGAAACAGAGGCTCAGCAGCGCCTTTCCGAGCTGGTGCTGGATCAAAAGCAAGTTGCTGGCTGGTTGCAGCAGCAACAGAACAATTTGCAGCAAGCGGCGGCCCAGCCACAGCCGCAGCCCTATCAGCAGCAGGTTCAGCAGTACCAGCAGCCCGTTGCGCAACGGCCAACGCCTAGCCCCCGGGCTGAAGAATGGGCGGCCAGGAATAGTTGGTTTGGCCAGGATCGCGTGTTGACGTATGCCGCATGGGGAATCCACCAAACTCTTATTGAGCAGGAGGGGGTTGACCCTAACAGCGATGAGTACTACACTGAATTAGATCGCCGTTTGCGGGACGAGTTCCCCAAACGGTTTTCGGATGAAAATCCGCAACAAACTAACAGACTACAGCGATCCGCGCCTGCTGTAGCCCCTGCTTCCCGGAGTTCCGGAATCAATAGTGCGCGCCGTACTGTTCGGCTATCACCGAGTCAGGTTGCTATTGCAAAGAAACTGAATGTTCCTCTTGAGGAATATGCCAAGTACGTCAAGGAGTAAGACAATGAGCGAAAAAATCACCATCGACAAAGCCCCCCGCGTTTCTCGCGATAAGGAGACTCGTCGCCGCCCTTGGACCCCTCCTTCCCGGCTTGACGCACCTCCTGCCCCTCCTGGATATAAACATCGTTGGATTCGTGCAGAAGTAAATGGATATGACGACAAGCAAAACGTCTATGGGCGTCTTCGTGAGGGCTATGAAATGGTCCGCATTGACGAAGTGCCCGAGGAATACCGCGGAATGCTGCCTACTATCGAAGATGGTAAGCATGCGGGCGTGATTTCGGTAGGCGGGTTGATTCTTGCCAGAATTCCAGAAGAAACTGTGAATGAGCGCAATGATTATTTCCGCAAGAAGGCCCAGGATCAGTTGCTGGCAGTGGACAACGAGATGATGCGTGAAAACGCTCACTCTACAATGCGAATTCAAGCTCCTGAGCGGAGTTCGCGCACTACTTTCCGGCAGCCGTAAGGCTATCAATTAATCAATCGGAGTTTTCAAATGGCAAACGTAAATAAGCCCTTTGGACTGCGTCCCGTTGGCAATCTTTCGGCAACCGGTGCTCAAAAGCAGTACGGTTACCAGATCGCCAGTGGACAGGCCGGGGCGATTTATCAAGGCGATTTGGTCGTTGTATACGACGGCTACATCATTAAGTACGACGCATCCACGCACAACGCTCCTACGGGCGTGTTCAACGGCTGTCAGTACAACGATCCTACCCGTGCTGACAAGCCGACCTGGAAGAACTTTTATCCGGGCAGCATTACCGTCAATACCGGTCAGATCGACTGCGAAGTGCTGGACGATCCCAGCCAGTTGTTCCTGATCCAGGCTGCTGGCACGATCACCCAGGCAGATATTGGCAAGAATGCGGATCCGACGGCTTCGACCACGGGCAGCACCACTACCGGTGTTTCTGCTGGCACGCTGGGCACCCCCGCCAAGACCGCTGCGCTGACCATGAAGATTGTTGGTTTGAGCAATCAAGCAGACAACGCTTTGGGCCAGTACGCTGTGGTTGTTGTCAAACTCAATCAACACCAGTACGGTAGCGTCGGTGTTGCTGCTGACGGAGCTTAATCATGGCAATTACCCGTTCCCAACTTGTCAAGGAACTTGAGCCGGGGCTGAACGCACTGTTCGGTTTGGAGTACAAGCGCTACGAAAACGAGCACGAAGAGATTTTCTCGATTGAAACGTCTGACCGGGCGTTTGAAGAGGAAGTCATGCTGACGGGCTTTGGCGCTGCGCCGGTCAAGACTGAAGGTGCTGGTGTTCAGTACGATACCGCTTTGGAATCGTTTACTGCTCGCTATACGCATGAAACCATCGCTATGGCGTTTGCGCTGACAGAAGAAGCTGTGGAGGACAACCTCTACGATCGTCTGTCTGGCCGCTATACCAAGGCTATGGCTCGTTCGATGGCACACACCAAGCAGGTCAAGGGCGCCTCGGTGCTGAACAACGGCTTTACTGGCGGCAACTATGCCGGCGGTGACGGTGTTGCTCTGTTTTCGACGGCTCACCCGACCGCGTTGAGCTCAAACTACGCCAATACTCCTGCTACTGGCGCAGACCTCAACGAAACTTCCCTAGAGCAAGGCATCATCGACATCGCCGCGTTCATCGACGAACGTGGCCTGAAGGTGGCGCTGACTGCTCGTAAGCTGGTTGTGCCTAAGGAGCTGCAATTCACGGCCGAGCGCCTGATGAAGAGCACCTTGCGTACCGCCACGGCTGACAACGATATCAACGCGATCAAGTCTATGGGCCTGATCCCGGAAGGTTACGCTGTCAACCACTACTTGACCGATACGAACGCTTGGTTCCTCATCACTGATGCGCCTAACGGCCTCAAGATGTTCCAGCGTGCGCCGATCAAGACCGCCTTTGAAGGCGATTTTGACACCGGTAACGTGCGGTACAAGGCTCGCGAGCGTTACAGCTTCGGCTGGTCTGACCCCCGCGGCGCTTATGGTTCTCCTGGAGCCTAATCTAGGAAGTTGAAAAGGGGCCTTGTGCCCCTTTTCTTTTTGGTCTATATTCGAGACATTCCCGGGGTTTCCGGCGCGCTGACAGTCCCGGCTGACGACATGCAGACAGTGCGCTACAGATCAACTCGCATGTGAGGATTTCATGGCAAATACCACGTTCACTGGACCGGTTCGTTCCGTAAACGGTTTTCAAGATGTCAGCGTCAACAGCACCACTGGTGCGGTTACTGTAAACGCGACCTTTGGTGCCTCTAGTTCTGTTACTACGCTTGCCGTTTCCGGCACCGCTACTCTGGGCACTGTCGTTGGCGGGGTGCAGTCTTTGTCGGGCGCAGGCGCAGTCAATCTGACGACGCTGGTCACTTCTCTTACCACCACGGGCGCTTCTCAGGCCCTGACGCTGGCAAATGGTACCGCAGGGCAGATGAAAATCATTACCCATACGGTGGACGGCGGTAGTGCAGTTCTGACCCCCACCACGAAAATTGGTTTTTCCACCATTACCTTTACCGCGGTAGGCGATACGGCCACTTTGGTTTACACCGCAGCAGGGTGGGCGATCATTGGTTCTCGCGGCGTGACTATCGCTTAATTAGGAGCCTGCCATGGGCTTTCAATATGACGTAAAAGCGAAAACGCAGACTAGTACTGGTGCCACAAACATCGGTACTCCACGCGCTCGCATCAAAGCGGTATATGCACTTTTGGGCTCTAGCACCGGTTCAGTATCTTTTAAAGATGGTGGATCCTCTGGTGCAGAGCTTTTGAAATTTGATACGCCCGCCAATACGGTGACCAGCTTCTTGTACGCACTTCTTCCTTCAGATGGAGTGCGGTTTGAGGCTGATCCGTATCTCACTCTTACCAACGTGACTTCTGTTACGTTTATCTACGGCTAAGGATTCCATCATGGGACGCGCAGCAAAGATGTCAATCGACCAGTACCAGGGCGAAGTACAGCCCGGTGCTCAAAAACAGGACATGGCCAAAGGGGGTCCCCAACAGACCCCTCGCAAGGACTACCAAAAGCCTTCAAGCTCGGTGGCTCCGCGAGGCGTGGGCCAAGCTCGCAATAAGCAGTGCAAGATGTATTGAGCCGTGGCTAAGTCACCAGCATGGCAACGCAAGGAAGGCAAGAACCCGGAGGGCGGCCTGAACGCCAAAGGGCGCGCCTCCTACAATCGCGCCAATCCTGGGAAACCGGGATTGAAGCCTCCTGCTCCGCATCCAAAAACGGAGAAGGATGCCAAACGCCGCAAGTCGTTTTGCGCAAGGATGTCTGGGATGCCTGGGCCAATGAAAGACGAGAAAGGGAGACCAACGCGCAAAGCGTTATCTCTTAAGGCATGGAACTGCTGATATGGAACGCACTTCTCTCCTTTGCCTCTGCCCTGATTGTGTTCTGGGTCAAGCAGACAACGGAAGAGCAAAAGCGTATTCAGATTCTGTTGAACCGCACGCGGGAAGAAATGGCCAAGGAGTACGTCACCAAGTCAGACGTGCATACGGACATCAACCGCGTGTTGGATCGGCTGGACAGGCTTGAGGCAAAACTGGATTCATTCATGAAGGAGCAACGAAGTGCCCTCGGTTAGCAAAAAACAGCACAATTTGATGGCCATGGTTGCCAACAACCCCGCCGCGGCTAAACGGATGGGAATTCCGCAATCAGTGGGTGAAGACTTCATGAAAGCCGATAAAGGCCGCAAATTTAAAAAAGATGGTGGAAGTGTAGGCTTGTACGACAACATACATGCCAAACAAAAAAGAATTGCTGCCGGGAGTGGCGAAAAGATGCGTAAACCCGGATCAAAAGGTGCTCCGACAGAAGCGGCTTTTCGTAAATCAGCAAAAACCGCAAAACGATAGGTCTTAAATTAAGGGGTCTAGAAATGAAAAGTTGCTACAACAAAGGGGGCCTTGCTAAACGGGGCCAGGGCATTGCCACCAAGGGCTTTGCCAAGGGCGGGATTGTCTCTAAGGGCGTGGAAGGCGTAAAGAAGTTTTCCAAAGGAAGCGGAGACCCTGATATGGCCGGTAATTCTGGAAACAGCAAGCCTTTTAGCCAGCCCGTAAAGAAGAGCGTCACTGGGGATCAAGTCGAGGTTCGCGGAGTAGGTGCTGCTCGCGCTCGTACTGCTACGATCTACTAAACCATGACCACGTCGGGCACCTCAAGCTTCAACCTGGAGTTTGATGACATCATTGCCGAAGCGTATGAACGCTGCGGCATAGAGGTCAGGGATGGCTACGACATGCGCACTGCAATGCGTTCTATCAACCTCATGTTTGCTGAATGGGCAAACAGGGGGTTGAACCTGTGGACCATTGAACAACGTCAACAGATTTTGACGGCAGGCGTATACGAATACACGCTTCCAGATGACACAGTAGATGCGCTGTCCGCGGTCATTCGCACTAATGCTGGGGAGTCCACTCAACAGGACATTACCATTGACCGAATTGGACGCGCTGAGTACTTGCACATCCCTAATAAGCTGACTCAGTCGCGTCCGGCCCAATATTACATAGAGCGCACTGTGCCTGCTAAGGTGTACTTGTACCCTGCGCCAGACTCTACGCAGACATGGACATTTAGGTACTACGCCATCCGTCGTATTGAAGACACAGGGACTTACACTAATACCGCGGATATCTCGTTTCGTTTTTTGCCTGCGCTTATTGCGGGGCTGGCGTACTACCTCTCCATCAAAAAAGCGCCTGACCGCATCCAACTACTAAAACAGTTTTACGAGGAAGAGTTTTTTCGGGCCGCCTCTGAAGACAGAGAGCGATCTTCTTACTTTGCGGTTCCCACGTACACGACGAGGTGATGCATGGGTGCCGGGTATGCCTCAGGCAAGTTTGCAATTGCGCTTTGCGACCAGTGCGGGCAGCGTTACAAGCTTCTTCAGCTTATCAAAGATTGGAAAGGGTTTAAGGTCTGCCCGGAGTGCTATGAGCCTAAGCATCCTCAGCTTGAGCCCAAGCGCACAATTACGGAGCCTCAAGCGCTATATCAGCCTCGGCCGGAAGCACGATTGGCAGTCACAGTGTACGTGGGGCTTACCACAGACACGTCTTTTGCCAGTATTGGCATGATGCCGATGCCGTATGCAAAACCTTTAACCGCAACGGGCCTACTTGCATCTGTTGTAACGAGAATCACATGAACTACACGCAGCTTGTTGCCGCGATTCAAGACTATGCTGAAAATAGTTTTGATTATTCGAGCAATCCTACTCCGCTTAATAACTTTATTAAGCAAGCAGAGCAGCGCATCTACAACACGGTGCAGATTGCTAATTTGCGTAAGAACGTGACAGGTGTTACTTCTGGTGGCAACAAGTATTTGGCGTGCCCAAGTGATTTTCTGTCGGTGTATTCGATTGCTGTAGTGAATGACGATGATGATTACGTCTATTTACTCAACCGCGACGTAAATTTTATTCGTGAAGTTTATCCGTCTGCGTCATATCAAACGCTACCAAAGTATTACGCCATTTTTGGTCCGGTCTACAACCAAGAAACAGAATTGTCTTTTATTTTGGGGCCTACGCCGGACAAGTCTTACGATGTAGAACTGCATTACTACTACTACCCGGAGACGATTGTTACCGCCAACACCACTTGGCTTGGGGACAACTTTGATTCTGCGTTGTTGTATGGCGCTTTGGTTGAAGCAGCTACTTACATGAAGCAAGAGCCTGACCTTATGCAGCTTTATGACACCAAGTACAAAGAAGCATTGACGCTTCTGAAGAACTTGGGCGATGGCAAACAGCGCGGGGATGCTTATCGTGATGGTCAAGTCAAGCAGGCGGTGAAATAGCCATGATTACCGCAGGACTTACTACCAGCTTCAAAGAACAGCTCCTTTTAGGCGTTCATGATCTTGAAGTTGACACCTTAAAGATTGCGTTGTACACATCATCGGCAATCCTTGGGCCAGATACGACAGTCTATTCCACAGCAAGTGAGGTATCGGGGATTGGGTACACTGCAGGTGGACAAATCTTACTTAACGTGACGGTGAACTCCGGGCTTAATACAGGCTATGCCAGTTTCACAAATCCAATTTGGCCGGCGTCAACCTTTACGACACGCGGGGCTCTTATCTACAATGCGAGCAAGTCCAACAAGTCAATTGCTGTATTCAATTTTGGCACCGATCAAACGATGCTAAATCAAGCTTTTGAGATTCAACTTCCAACAAATGACCCCGAAACCGCGGTCATCCGCATCCTCTGAGGAACATCGCCATGATGAACGAACAATCCAAAGCTGTTGACACCGTTGGTGCAACCATCACCCGCACAGTTGGCGCACAGGATAACGCTGGCGCTGCTGGTGTGTATCGCATTGAGTGCGTCGGCCCGGACGGGCAAGTCAAGTGGGTCGCAGAGTGCCCCAATCTGGTGGTGAATCAGGGCTTGCAAGACATGAACGCCAAGTATTTCACCGGGTCTTCGTACTCGGCCACTTGGTATCTGGGTCTGTATGGCTCGGCTGCAACCAACAACCCTGTGGCGGGTGACACGGCTGCATCGCACAGCTTCACGGAAGTCACTCCATACAGTAATGCTACGCGCCCTGCCTGCACGTTTGGAACGCCCACGACGGCCAATCCATCTGTAGCTACAAATAGTGCTTCGCCCGCGTCGTACACGATCAATGCAACGGCAACGGTTGGTGGGGCGTTCCTGATCAGCAACTCCACCAAGGGTGGCTCGACGGGCGTGTTGTTCTCGGCCTCTGACTTCACTTCTCCTGGAGATCGTTCTGTAGCGTCGGGCGATACGCTCAACGTCAGTTATACCTTTTCGTTGACGGCAACCTGATAAGGAATAAACATGGCAGCGTTCAAAAAGGGCGAGGTCGTTAAGGTCAAAGGTGTCATTCCCGAAGGCCCCGTGCAGTCTTTCCGTATGGATGAAGATGGCAACGTGTGGTGCTTGGTGGAGTGGACTGACATTGATGGCGAAGTCCAGCAGCGTTGGTTTAAAGAAGACGATCTGGTCGGTGCCTAAATGGCCGAGGGCGGCTGGGGTTCCGGCACCTGGGGAGAAGCTGGCTGGGGCATGTCTGTCTACTACCCGGCAGTCGCAGAGACTGCTTCGGGGGTGGATACGGTCTCGTCTGCTGAGACCTTTGTCTCTTCTGTTTCTGAGACGGCCTCGGGTGTTGACTCTATATCCGCTGCGGTTACGTTTGTATCGTCTGTATCGGAGAGCGCGTCAGGCGTTGACTCCATATCTGCTGCGCAGACGTTCGCGTGTTCAGTCGATGAAGCTGGATCTGGACTGGACTCTGTTTCGGCTGCACAGACATTCGCGTGCACCGTCACTGAAACTGGGTCGGGGGTTGATGAGGTTAGCGCCATTCAGGTATTTGCGGCCTCCATCGACGAAACCGCATCTGCGCTTGATACAGAAACCGCCTCAGAAAACGTATTCAATTCGTCAGTAGCCGAGACCGCCAGCGGGGTGGATTCCATCAGCGCAGCGCAAGTGTTTGTAACGGCGGTCGATGAGACTGCCTCTGGACTTGACGACATATCAGCCGCGCAGACGTTTGCTTGTGCGGTGGACGAGGCTGGATCCGGGGTTGATGAGACATCTTCCACGCCAACATACGCAGCGTCTGTCTCTGAGACCGCCAGCGGGGTTGATGTAAACGACTCCAGTTTTGTGTTCTTTGGGGCAGTACAAGAGAACGCTTCTGCCCTGGATTCCGTCACCCCGGCGATCAATATGTCTGCCTCGGTGGAGGAGGCGGCGTCTGGGTTGGATTCAACCAGCGCGGCACAGACATTTAGCTGTGCGGTAACGGAGACGGGATCGGCGACGGACGCAGTTTCTGCTGCCCAGACTTTCATTGCACAGGTATTGGAGACCGCTGCGGCGGCAGATCAATTTGTAGCCCGGTTCCTTTGGGAACCAATAGATGACAGCCAGACCGCAAACTGGCAGAATATCGTAGACACGCAAAGCGCTGGATGGGCTAATATCAGCAACACGCAAACTCCTGGCTGGACAACGGTGACAAACACCCAAACCCCAGGATGGACGGACGTGAATGATGCCCAAACCCCAGGCTGGCAAGTTATTGAGGAATTCAGCTAGTGTTTGTCTACAAGATTGTCAACAGCATCAACCCACGGGTCTACGTGGGGCTGACGACTTTTTCTTTGGAAAAACGCTGGCGCGAACATCGGTGCGCGGCTAATGTTGGGATAGACAAACCACTGTACCGAGCCATGCGCAAGCACGGGATTGACAACTTTAAGATGGAGTTGGTTTACACGGCTACTTCGATTGAAGACCTTCGCGCAGCAGAGTTGCGATACATTGACGAGCTGAAGGCGCATGTCGAGGCTGGTGGGTACAACTTGACCGATCATGGGTTCCACTATGGAACGCCAAATGCCGAAAAGGGCGAGCATCGTTACAACGCGGTGGTGACAGAACAGATCGTTGCTTTCATCCGTGATCCAATCCACTGGGATACATCTAACACGCAGATGTTAAAAACTGTGGGAGAGATGTTTGGCTTTTCCGGCGCAAGGGATACCATACGCGATGCACGTCGTGGCGATGCTTGGAAACACTTGAACGAAAAGTACCCACCGGTTAAAGTCGGGCAGGGCGCTAGACGCGCCATTACGGAAAAGCAACGGCAGGCCGCACGAGAAACGATGGCTAAGCATGCTGAACATATTCATAAATGCAAGATTGAAGCACGCAAAGGCAAACGTGCCCCCAATGCAAAACTGTCCGAACAAACTGTCAAAGATATCTTTTACTCAGCGGAGTCGCTGAATAAAACCGCAATTAAGTATGGCACCAGTAAGAAAATGGTGTCCTTGATCAAACAGCGCAAAGCGCATGTTTATCTGACAAAGGAACTTTGAAATGACCACCGCATATACGAGTTTACTTGGGCTTGCTCTTCCAGTTACGGGGGAGTTGCAGGGCACGTGGGGCACGACCGTAAACAACTACATCACGTCTTATCTTGACGCTGCGGTTGCCGGTACTCAAAACCTGTCCACAGATGCGGATGCAACCCTTACTGTCACTACCAACGCATCTTTAAGTTCCACCTCCTCGCAGTATTCCATCCTGCTGTTCTCTGGCGCTCGGACTGCCCAGCGCACGGTGACGGTTCCGGCTGCGTCCAAAATTTACACGGTGATCAACAAGACGACCGGTGGTTACGCGGTCAAGGTGGTTGCATCAGGCCCGACGACGGGCATCACGATTGCCAACGGCGAATCGGCACAGATTGCTTGGAACGGCTCAGATTTCATCAAGATCAGCAATACGGCAGGCAGTGGGTCATTTACAGACCTGACGGCCACGGGTGTAATCACCTTCAACACCACGACGAACAGCCAGTCTTACACCACCACGGGCGCTGGGACGATCACGATTTCGTCTGGCACGGCTGGCTCAATCAACAACATGAATATCGGCGCGACGACCGCCGGTACGGGTAAGTTCACTGCGCTGACGAATACGGCGCTGACCTCTGGTCGTGTGGTGTACAGCACCACAGGTGGCTTGGAGACCGACTCCGCCAACCTTTTGTATTCTGGTACTGATCTGACGGTCTACGGTGTTACTGTGGGTCGCGGTGCTGGTGCTGTGTCTACGAATACGGCGGTGGGTGGAAGTGCGTTAGCGGCGAATACGACGGGCGCAAACCAAACTGTGGTTGGATCAGGCGCAGCAGCATCAACCACTACTGGAACCGCAAATACTGTAATTGGTCGTACTGCGCTGAATGCAAACACTACCGGGTCAAGTAACGTAGCTGTTGGCTATCAAGCCATGCAGAACTCCGATGGCGCAAGTAATAACGTTGCGGTCGGGCAAGCCGCATTGATTTCAAATACGGGAAATAATAACACCGCAGTTGGATATCAGGCTCTTTACTCCAACCAGACTGGTACACGCTTGACCGCTGTTGGCTGGTCTGCTGGCCGTCTCAGCACAGGGGATTACAACACTTTCCTTGGCTCGTACTCTGGTTACGGGCACACCTCTGGATCGTTCAATACCGCCGTGGGGGACTACTCCATGGGGGTGTCCGCGATTACGGGTATCAAGAACACCGCAATCGGGCAGGCTTCAATGTCGAGTCTTACTTCTGGGGCGTATAACAATGCGCTAGGAGTGAATACACTCTCTTCAAACAGCACTGGCTCATACAACATTGCCGTTGGCAACGAAGCCCTCTACTCCAACACCACCGCCTCTAACAACACTGCTGTTGGGTATCAGGCTGGGTATAGCAATACCACTGGAGGATTCAATACCTATGTTGGTCTTCAGGCAGGTTACTCCAACACAGTTTATTTTGGCAACACCGGGATCGGTGCTTTGGCTTTGTATAGCAACGCTGGGCCTTCAAATACCGCCGTTGGTGCAAACAATAATGTAACTGAGGCGGCTTTGCAGTCAAACACCACTGGCGGTTACAACACTGCTGTGGGTGTATCTGCGTTAGGTAAAAACACCACCGCCTCTAACAACACTGCTGTAGGTTATCAGGCAATGCGTGATAACACCACTGGGGCGGTAAATGTGGCAGTTGGAGAGGCAACTCTTAGAGGAAATACCACAGGTAGTGGTAACACTGCGGTTGGTGAGGGTGCGGCGTATCAAAACACTAGCGGTTCATACAACACGGCTTTGGGGATGCTTTCACTTGCCTTCAACACCACCGCCTCTAACAACACCGCTGTTGGTTATCAGGCTGGGTACAGCAATACTACGGGTACGCAAAACCAAGCATTTGGCGTTCAGGCTTTGTACACCAACACAACAGGTAGTAACAATGTTGCTTCTGGGTATCAAGCGCTTTACACAAGCAACGGTGACGCAAACATTGGCATGGGCTACAGAGCGTTGTATTCCAATACAACCGGCTCATTGAATGTAGCAATTGGTCAATCTGCACTCCAAGCCAACACCACCGCCTCTCAAAACACGGCTGTTGGCTATCAAGCTGCATATAGCAGCACCACTGGAGGAGATATAACTGCTGTTGGTTATCAAGCACTTTATACCAATACTGGTGGATCTAATACTGCGGTTGGAAGAAGTGCGCTTAGTTTAAATACAACAGGCAATGGAAATACTGCTGTTGGTTATGATGTTCCCGGCGTTGTTTCCGGAGCAACACTTGGTTCAAATACAACCGGCAGTAAAAACACTGCCATGGGCGGTTCTGCGTTGTATGGTAATACAACCGGCAGTTATAACGCCGCTTATGGAGCTGCCGCTCTCTATTCCAACACCACCGCCAACTACAACACCGCTGTAGGTTATCAGGCGGGGTATAGCAACACCACAGGAGATGCGCTTGCTGCTTTTGGCACATACGCGCTGTATTCCAATAGCACAGGCGCTCAAAACGCAGCTTTTGGCTATCAAGCTCTTTACTCTAACACTACGGGCAATTACAACGTAGCTGTTGGTAAAAACGCACTTCAGAGCAACACAACTGCTGCCGCTAACATTGCTATTGGGTATCAAGCGTTATATTCAAATACAACTGGAGCAAATAATACAGCCGTTGGCTACCAAGCTGGTCTTACCACAACCACTGGTGGGTATCTTGTGGCGTTTGGATACCAAGCCGGCTACTACGTCAATACTGATGGTTGCTTTATTGGGTATCAGGCTGGTTTCAATACAACTGGTAGCTCTAATACCGCAGTGGGTGGGTATAGGACTCTGTACTCAAACACAACTGGAACCAACAATACTGCAATAGGCCGCGAAGCCCTTTTCTCCAACACCACCGCCTCTAACAACACTGCTGTTGGGTATCAGGCGGGGTATAGCAATACGACAGGTATTGGCCTTACCGCAGTTGGTGCGTCAGCGTTGTACAACAACACCACTGGCATAGGCAATACTGCTGTTGGCGGCGTTCATGCTGGAAATGTAAATCCAGCTTTATATTTGAATACCACGGGAAGTTACAACTCTGCATTTGGCCCCGGATCATTGGTTGCAAACACCACTGGCGGTTTTAATACGGCTTATGGATATCAATCGCTCGCCTCCAACACCACCGCCTCCAACAACACTGCTGTTGGTTACCAAGCGTTATATTCAAACACCACAAATGGCAGCAATGCTGCATTGGGTGATTATGCTGGTTATCAATCCACTGGCTCCAACAACACATTCCTTGGATCAAATTCTGGACGAGGAATTGCATCAGGCGGTGGTGGGGTTTTTATTGGCCCATTGACTGGCGGATATAACGGTGCTGTTGGTATTTCAGGCAATTATAACGTCAACATTGGATACGCTTCCGGCCAATATCTATCAGGCACTTCTTCAAACAATACGTTTGTTGGGTACAACTCTGGAAACTTGGTAACGACCGGCACCAAAAACACCATCCTTGGCGCATACAACGGCAACCAAGGTGGCCTCGACATCCGCACTGCTGATGGATACATTGTCCTCAGTGACGGGGATGGGAATCCACGGATTTATCACACAAGCGCAGGGACGTATGGGGAGTTCCGAGTTTCTTCCGTTTACAACAATACGGCAGCAAACTCTGCAAACGTTGTTGTGTTTAGCGATGGTTCAATGTATCGCTCAACTTCTGCGTTGAAATACAAGCAGGACATCCGTGACCTTGAGAGTATTGACGTTGACCAAATTCGCCCTGTTCGCTACAAATCCAAGTGCGAAAAAGATGACCCAACCAAAGACCATTTTGGCGTGATTGCTGATGAAGTGGATGCGGCGGGCATCAAAGAATTGGTCAACTATGGCCCAGACGGCGAAGTTGAGGGCTTCCAGTACGAGCGCCTTACCGTAGTTTTGCTAAAAGAAATTCAATCACTCCGTAAGCGTGTTGCAGAGTTGGAAGCAAAATGATTACCCAACAGAAAGTCCTGGAACTATTTGAGTATCGTGGTGGCGGTTTGTATTGGCGGGTTAAGCCAGCCAAGCAAATTGCTATTGGCGCAAAAGCCGGTTGCAAAAACAGCCACGGATATTCTGTTGTCCGTGTAAATGGTGTGCTTTATGGAACGCATCGCATCATCTTCTTGATGCATCACGGCTATTTGCCAGACTACATCGACCATGTGGACGGCAATCGTTTGAACAACAGCATCGAGAATCTCCGTGCAGCCACTGCTTGCGAGAACGGTTATAACAAACCGGCGCAGTCCAACAACAAATCAGGTTGCAAAGGCGTTCGTTGGCAGAAGCAAATTAAACATTGGTGCGTTGAAATTCAAGCCAATAAGGTCAAGAGATATCTCGGTATCTACAAGGATTTGGAACTTGCTGCTTTGGTTGCCGCTGAAGCGCGAGATTTGTATCATGGCAAATTTGCCAGACAAGGAGCATAAAATGGCAACAAGTTTTTCGTGGACTGTTAAGCAAATGTTCACCGTCAACACCCCTGATCCTGATTACGTCGTGAACGTGATTTGGACTCTGACCGGGGTAGACGGTGATTACACCGCCAGCATTGATGGCAACACTGTCTTTGACAGCAACCAAGAAAGCACGTTCGTGCCCTACAACGAACTGACCCAAGATCAAGTGATTGGCTGGGTTCAGGCATCGCTGGGTGAGCAGGGCATTGCCAACTACGAGGCAAACGTGAACGGGCAGATTGCTTCCATGCAAAACCCCCCGGTTTCCCCTCAGAACACGCCCTTGCCTTGGGCCGCATAATTTGAAAGGGGTTACGCCACTGCCCCATCTTCAGTGGTGCGTCTAGGAGTTCACATGAACGAGAAGGTCTCTATTAAGCTGGAACTGCCGCTGCAAGCGGTGGACTTCATTCTGGTGCTGTTGTCCAAGCAGCCGTTTGAACAGGTCGCTGACCTGATTCAAGGTATCCGTGAGCAAGCGATTCCGCAAGTTCCGGTGCCGGAAATGAAGGCTGAAGAAGAGTCTGTTGGCCTAAACGACTAACCGTTGAAAGGCGGTTGTAGGAAATGATAGATCCGATGACCGCATTTGCGGCAGTCCAGTCGGCTGTCGCACTGATCAAAAAGGCGAAGTCAACAGTTGATGACGTTCGCAGTTTGGGGCCGCTGGTCGGAAAGTTCTTTGAAGCAAAGCATGAAACCACAAAGGCGATTGCTCAAGCAAAGAAGTCCGGCGGCTCCAGCATGGCGCAGGCCGTGCAAATCGAGATGGAGTTAATGCAGCAGGAGGCTTTTGAGGCAGAACTGAAGAATTTGTTTATTTATTCAGGAAATGCTGACGTTTGGCAAAAGATTGAAACCCGTGTTGCTGAGGCTCACAGAGCCGAGATTGAAGAAGCCCGTGCAGAAAAGGCACGCGCTGCAAAGCGCAAGAAGGAGATGGCGGAGCTTGTGGACGTTATAACGGCAGTCTTCATCGCTCTCGTTGTTCTTGGCGTGATTGGAATGTTTGTTTATCAGGCCATCACTTATGTTTAAAGCACCACATCCCACCGCGAGTCGTTCAGAGCGTGAAGCCTACGTTAAACAGTGGGCGGCCATCACAATCTCTATCTTTGCTTTGCTGCTGGCCGTAAACGGTATGTTTGGTGGCTCGAACTCGGGCAGGGTATTGAGCAAAACCATCGAGTCCAACAATCTCTGGGCTTGGTATCAGGCCAAGAACGTAAGGGCAGTGATTTATGAAACTGCTGGCAAAGAAGACCGTGCTGTTTTGCAAAGAGCAGACATGGAAGAAATCAGCAAGAAGGCCAAGGCTGCGGAAGCTGACCGTGATGCGGCAAAGAACAGATCGCCTTGGTTTTCCTATGCTGGCATGGCGCTGCAACTCAGCATCGTTCTATCGTCGGCGGCTATCCTTGCCGTGATGATGCCGCTTCTCTACGGTAGCGTGGTGGTCGGCGCTGTCGGCCTGTCATTCATGGTTTACGCAATGGTGCTGTGATGTTGACGCTAATTACCAATCTTCTCTCCTTCCTGATGGGCGGCCTGCCCAAGCTGCTTGACTTCTTCCAAGACCGTGCAGACAAGAAGCACGAACTTGAACTGGCCAGGATGCAGACTGAGCGCGAGTTGGAGATGCGCAAGGCAGGCTTTGAAGCCCAGGCGCGGGTGGAAGAGATCAAGACCGAACAGCTTCAGATTCAGGCAGACTCTGCCTCCCAGCAGTTTGCCCTTCAGGAGCGCCAAGCTCTCTACGCTCACGACATGAGCCTGAACGAAGGGACGAGCCAGTGGGTCAAGAATGCTCGGGCGATGGTGCGCCCCGCCATCACCTACGGGATGTTCTTCCTATTGATCTGCGTGGACGTATTTGGCTTTTACTACGCAGTCCACACCGGCGTGGCATTTGACGTGGCGCTGGACAAGATTTGGGACAACGACACCCAACTGATCTGGGGCAGTATCGTGAGCTTTTGGTTTGGTTCTCAGGCGTTCAGCAAAAAATGAACGTCTCGGACAAGGCCATCACCATGATTCGCCACCACGAAGGGGTTCGGAACAAGCTGTACCGTTGCCCAGCTAAGTTGTGGACGATTGGCGTGGGCCATGTCGTCTACCCAGAGCAAGCCAAACTTCCCCTAGACCAAAGAGACGCATTCCAGCCCCGTCCAGAGGATATGAGGGTTTACACCAACGAGGAAATTGATGGAATCCTTAGAAGTGATCTCGACCGCTTTGAGCGCGGTGTTGAGCGATTCTGCCCTGTTGCACTATCCCAGGGTCAATTTGATGCTCTTGTTAGCTTCTCATTTAACTGTGGTCTTGGCCTTCTACAGCGATCAACCCTCCGTCAAAAGGTTTTGCGCGGGGATATGGAAGGCGCTGCGGAAGAGTTCTTGAAGTATTGCATCGCAGGTGGGAAAATCCTCAAAGGTCTGCAAAATCGCCGCAATGATGAGCGAGCGCTCTTTCTAGGAGCCTGACGTGCCGTTACAGAAGATCCAGTTCAAGCCGGGTGTGAATCGTGAAAACACCCGCTACACCACCGAAGGCGGCTTCTACGAGTGCGAAAAGATCCGTTTCCGGCAAGGCACACCTGAAGTCATTGGGGGGTGGTCTCCCATCTCCAACCAGTCTTATCTTGGCATCTGCCGCTCTCTGTGGAATTGGGTAACGCTGGACGGTTTAAACCTGATGGGCACCGGCACCAACTTAAAGTTCTACATCGAGAACGGCGGTGCTTACTACGACAACACACCCCTACGGGCAACCTACACTTTAAACGGCCCATTCACAACCAACGGCACGACCACAATGACGGTCACGGATGCCAACGGAGGTTTTGCTGTTGGAGACTTCGTCACGTTTAGCAACGCTTCTACCGTCGGCGGGGTAAATGTAAACAACGAATACCAGATCGTTACAGTCCCAACTTCTACGACCTATACGGTCACTCTGGCTTCTGCTGCTACCGCAGTCGCTGGTGGGGGTGGTACGGCTGTCCATGCGGCTTATCAAGTGCCCGTAGGCAACGCCATTTCCATCCCACTGACCGGATGGGGCGCGGGTGGTTGGGGTCTCGGGACGTGGGGCAACGGCGCTCAGACCACTGAATTGATCCGCCTGTGGAGCCAGAATAACTACGGTCAAGATCTGATCTATGGCCCCAGGGGCGGCAATATTTATTACTGGAACGCCACGATTGGTCTGTTTGCCAGCACGCTGACGGGCATTTCCAACGCAAGTCCTGCGGTGATTACAAGCACGGTCTCTTTGTCTGACGGGACGGCCATTCAGCTTCAATCAACAGGCAGTCTTCCCACCGGGCTGACGGTCGGCACGGTTTACTACGTGGTCAACTCAACGGGGACATCCTTTAATTTATCCGCGACCTACGGCGGGTCAGCGATCAATACCTCCAGCGCCGGGTCTGGCACGCACAGCATCACAAGTAGGGGTATTCCCTTATCTTCTTTGGGTGGTGCGTCTGACGCTCCGACGGTGCAGAACAACATTTTGGTTTCTGATGTAAGCCGGTTTGTAATGTGTTTTGGCACGAACGACTACGGATCTTCGGATATTGATCCAATGTTGATTCGCTGGTCAGATCAAGAAGATGCCGCCAACTGGACGCCTTCGGCCACCAACCAAGCGGGTAGTATCCGACTGTCCCACGGCTCAAAGATTGTCACAATTCAGCAAACCCGCCAGGAAATCCTGGTGTGGACGGATGCGTCTTTGTACTCTCTGCAATATCTTGGGCCTCCGGTTGTGTGGGGTTCTCAGCTTCTGGGCGACAACATCTCCATCGTCGGGCCGAATGCGGTGGCGGTGGCAAACGGCGTGTCTTACTGGATGGGCGTGGACAAGTTCTACAAATATGATGGCCGCATCCAGACCATGCGCTGTGACCTGCGCCGGTACATCTTTAACGACATCAACATCTCCCAGGCAGACCAGATCTTTGCCTCCACCAGCGAAGGATTTAATGAAATCTGGTGGTTCTACTGCTCGGCAAACTCCACGGCAATTGATAAATACGTGGTTTACAACTACCTGGAAGACATCTGGTACTACGGCACCATGAGCCGCACGGCCTGGGTGGATTCCGGCCTGCGCCCGTATCCTGTGGCTGCGTACTACAACAGTTCAGTCTCTGCCGGAAATCTGATCAACCATGAATCTGGCCTGAACGACAACACCTGGGGCACCAGCAGCCCCATTGAGGCTTACATCCTGTCCTCAGAATTTGATATTGGGGATGGCCACAACTTCGGGTTTGTCTGGCGGATGATCCCTGACCTGACCTTTAACGGCTCAACGGCTACCACCCCTGCGGTGACGATGTATCTGTACGGATTGGCCAATTCAGGTTCTGGGTATAACTCTCCGGCTTCTGAAGGTGGACAAAATTACGCTTCTGTTGCGAGAACAGCGGTCGTGCCTATTGAGCAATTCACTGGACAGATTTACACTCGGGTGCGGGGTCGTCAAATGGCGTTCAAAATTTACTCCAACCAGTTGGATACGACGTGGCAACTTGGCGCACCCCGCATCGACATCCGGCCTGATGGACGCAGATAGATGGCTATCACCACCAGCCTCGTTACCATCGTCAAAAGGTTTGTTGCCCCAGCACTTCCTCAACCGACGCAGCAGTATGACGTTAACTACTTCCAGCAGTTCAACAATGTTCTACGGCTGTACTTCAATCAACTTGACCAAATCCTTGGGCGCATAGTGGCAACTTCAGGCGACACCGTACCGGTCTCAATTAACGGCACCAACACCGATGCCTTTGGCCGTCTGCGGGTTAGCCAGCCCTACACGCTCTTTGATTCCCAGAACCGCTATGCTGCGGATGCGCAGTTTGATACTGCCACGACGGGCACTGGGACGACGACATACAACACCAACGAGTCTTCTTTAGACATGACCGTCACCGCTGGTGGCGCGGGGTCTGTTGTTCGTCAAACCTTTCGGTCATTCCCATATCAGCCGGGTAAAGGTCTTTTGGTGCTTGCCACCTTTGTGATGGACGGCAGCAGCAATGTTAATTTGACGCAGCGGGTTGGGTACTTCAATACCCAGAACGGGGTGTTTTTCCAACGGGTGGATGGCACCAATTCGTTTGTCCTGCGGTCTTATGTGACAGGCTCCGTGTCTGATGCCCGGACGGTGAATCAAACCGATTGGAACGGCGACAAGCTGGACGGAACTGGGGCTTCTGGATACACGCTCGATTCGTCCAAGGCGCAGATTCTGTGGATGGATTTTGAGTGGTTGGGCGTTGGCTCTGTGCGGTGTGGCTTTATCATTAACGGTGAATACATCATCTGCCATACGTTTACCAACGCCAACGAAATCACTGCCACCTACATGACGACGGCCACCTTGCCGGTGCGCTACGAAATCACGTCCACATCAGCCATTGCTGCCACGCTCAAACAGATCTGTTCATCCGTGGTGTCTGAAGGCGGTTACGAACAGTATTCCGTGGGCCACATCGCTCGGCGCACGACAGCACTTGCAACCATCAACACAACATTTAAACCACTTGTGTCCATTCGTTTGGCGTCTGGCAGAGGCGGTGCGGTGGTTATTCCTGGGCGAATTCAGGTTCTTCCGACGACCAGCCAGAACTACGAAGTGGCGATGGTGAAGAACCCCACGCTGACAGGCGCGTCATGGACGGCAGTGCCAACAGATTCCAATGTGGAATACGACGTAACTGCCACGGCAGTGACTGGTGGCTCAATCATCCAGACTGATTACGTCAGTTCTTCAGGTAGCGGTGGAATCACACCTTTGCTCGACCCCGCAGGATACAACTGGGCCTTCCAGCCTGGGATGTCTTTGGCTGGTGTGTCAGACATCATCACCATTCAAATCAGAACCGTGTCCGGTGCAACCACTGGAGATGCGGTGGGTTCACTGTCCTTCTGGGACTTGACGGCGTAAATTGAGGATTACTATGGCAACCGCAGCACAACAAGGCATTATGGCTCTTCCTGAGATGGATGGTATGGCGCCGTCCTCCCCGATGGATGACCCTAAAACCATGGGCGCCTTTGAGCAGTTTCGCAAACAGGTCTCCCCCAAGGAATTCAGCAATGAGTTGTTGAATACTGCAGCTCAAGTTGATCCGCAAGCAGTACAGACTTTCCGCTCAGAGCTCGCCGGTCTGCAATTGCCGATTGAGGCCATCAACGCCCTTAACGACATGGTAGATGAGATTTTGGCAAGTCCTGAAAACTATGCCGAAATCCGCGATAAGTACCTCAAGATGGAGGTGCCGGAAGATCTGTTGCCTGAGCAGTTTGATCCGCAGTTCTTTGGCGCGTTGAACTTGGCTCTTGATCAACTGGAAAACAATGCCAAGGTAGAAGAACCGCGGACCGCGGCCCCCGAGCAGTTTGCCAAGGGAGGGATTGCGACTCTAACGCCTATTTCTATGGCGATTGCCAAGCAGGGCCGGCATGGCGACACGATGTTGGCGCATATCAGTCCATCCGAGGCGAAGATGCTGCGTAGTCGCGGAGGCGCGGGGACGATCAACCCGCGCACGGGGCTGCCTGAGTACTTCAATCTTTTTAAAGAGATTGGTAATGCTTTGAAGGGGATTGGCAATGCAGTTAAGAGCTTTGCTCAAAGCACGGTGGGCAAAGTTGTCACCACCGTCGCGCTTGGCTTTTTCCTTGGCCCGGCTGCTGCCAGTATGCTTGGGGTCAGCTCTGCTGCTGGCGTTGCTGCTGTAGGTGGCTTTATTGGTGGCGCGGGTTCCACGCTGCTTGCTGGAGGAAATCTGGCATCTGCTCTTAAGGCGGGTGTAGTTGGAGGTCTTACCGCGGGTGCGGGGGCTGGAATACTTGGTGGGGCAAATGCTTTTTCTGCGGGAAGCTACACGGGCCCAACGGCCATCGGCGGCCAATGGGAC